ATAAAGATATTATAGAAATAGAAAGTAGAGAGAAAAACACATACTTCAATAAAATAGTTGGATATAATGAAAAAATGGATATAATGAAAAAATATATAAACACAAATTCTTCAAATTAATTATTGATGATATACATAAATCATAACATAAAAGCTATATTTATACATATACCCAAAACAGGTGGCACTTATATAGGTCCGACACTTGTAAAATACTATGGTTTTATAAGTTATTTACCACTAATACAAAAAAGAAGACCAGACCACGACATATTTTGTAGAACAAATTTATTTTTAATTAATTCAAAAACAGGAAATCCAACTTATGATAATTCTTTTTTTAATAAAATGTGGGGAATACTATTATACTGTAAAACGAGTAACTATTTAAATGAAAAAATGAATATGAATGAAGCAAAATGGAAAGAATATAAGAAATTCTGCTTTATAAGAAATCCATATTCAAGAGCATTATCAGGATGGAAACACGTAAACACAATCTTAAATTTAAACACAGAATTTTACGGGTATATCAGTAAAAATAAATTTTCAGTAACGGATATAGAATACGGGCACGTTTTTATGACACAAAAACAACAAATAATGAACTTAGATAGCAATTGTGGTGTAGATTTAATCGGTAAATTTGAAAACTTGGAAGAAGATTTTAGGTATATATTGAAAGAAATCGGGTTTGATAAAATTATACATATTCCAAAAAAAGAGAATGTATCGAATGAATGTGGTGCTGATATAATCGTTTTAGAGAGAAAAACAATACAGTTGCTAAATGAGCTGTTTAAAGATGACTTTGAACTATTTCATTATAAAAAAATAAATGCATAATAAATAGGATTTTTTTCATTATTTTCTTTTTTTAAAGGTAACAGTCCTTTTACCTTTACATTTAAAATTACGTCTAGTTAAACCCTTATTATTAAAAATTGTTTTAGTACAAATGCCTATAGAACGTACCTCATATTTTGAATCTATTTTTTTTATACACCTACATAATTTGTTCGCAAGAATTTTCTCAGTTTTTTCTTTGATTTCCTTCATTGAATTAGGTATATGTATATTGTAAAATTTTAATATTTTTATGTAGTCACTTTTTGTCAACTCAGTCATATTTTATAGTTACTGTATATTATATTATAATATAATAAATATATTTTCAGATCAAAAAAACTAAATATATATAAGTAATGAAAATAGTTGTTTTTGATTTAGACGAAACTCTAGGTTACTTTACAGAGTTAGGCATTTTATGGGATTGTTTAAATAATTATTTAAAGACTATTGGTAAACAACAATTGTCACAACCGGAGTTCAATGCCATATTAGATTTATTTCCTGAATTTATAAGACCAAATATAATAAATATTTTAACCTACTTAAAGGACAAAAAGAAAACAAATTGCTGTAAAAAAATGTTGATATATACAAATAATCAAGGACCTGTTGAGTGGTCTAGGTATATAATTTCATATTTTGAAGATAAGCTTAATTTTAAATTAATAGACCAAATTATAGCGGCCTTTAAAGTATACGGAAAACGTGTAGAAATATGTAGAACATCTCACGATAAAACACATAGAGATTTAATAAAATGTACTAAATTACCGCATAATACAGAAATATGTTTTATTGATGATAGTTATTACCCCCATATGTCGAATGAAAACGTATATTACATAAATATAAAACCGTATTTTTATCATTTAAGTTTAGACTATATGTTATCTAAATTAAAGAACAGTGTTGTTGGTAAAAAAATAATTAATGAAGAATTTGAAAAATTCAAAAAATTTATAGAGGCAGATTTTAAAAGATATAACTATGATGTAATAGAAAAAAATCCAAATGAATATGACGTAGATAAGGTTTTAGGCAAACAAATCTTAATACATTTACAAGGTTTTTTTAATAAACCAAATAATAATGTTGTTACAATAAAGAATAAAAATACTAAAAAAAATACTACTAAAAAAAATAAAAAAAAATAAAAAAAAATAAAAAAAAATAATAATAAAAAATAATATAAATAAGTATTCAAATAGTTATTTATAGTATAAATAAATGTACGCGTCATATAATAAGAATGATTTAAAAGAATTATATCAAAAACATAGAGTGAACAAAACAAAATTATTTATTGCCAATATAACGTCGTTTATAAAAACTTCTGTAATAAATAGTGCTACTATAGGAAAAACAAGTTTCAATTATATAACAAGTTATCCGGAGCACGTTTTTACGGATGATAAAATTGTTGCCGAAATAAAAAATCAGTTACACGATATATTTAGTGATATGAAAATAAATGTTTATAATTTTACAGATGAAGACGAACAAAAGTTAAAGTTAGTATGCGAAATTGATTGGGAATAATTATATTTTTGTATTTTTTATAACTGTCGTAACATACTTCATTATATCACCAAGAAAAGTAGTAGTTAAAATAAATACCCCAGCAGTAAAGGCTATTTTTCGGTCTAACTCGTTAAATTCAACGTGAATACGCAACGGGTTAAACCTCCAAATTAGGAATAAACAAACATATATTCTTACATAATAATCGAGACTATTAAGAAACTTCGGTGCCGAATCATAGAGCCCTAAAAATGATAATATTACTAATATATATGATATTATAACAAATAAAGTAAATAATTTTAATTGTATGTCATTAAGTGTGCGTTTAATCCTCATTTATATATACAATCAATAAATAAATTGCGTAAAGCAAAAACAATATTTTTATAATGTGGTATATAATTATGTTTATCTTTAATTTTGAAACTTATATAATAGTTTATAACCTTTCATCATAAATATAATAATTATTTTTATTTTTTAACAAAAATAATCATTACAAATTATAATTATATTTTTTTAATTTTCTTAAAATTCCAAATCAATTAATTCTATTGTTTCTTCAACACTAGTAAGAGTGCTTTCGTCATCATAAAAATTCAACGTTCTTGCGCTAGGGTCATCAGTATTAGTGTACTTTGGCATCCATAAATATGGTATTATACTAGTACAATTTGGATAAAAATCATCAAATATTTTTCTATAATAATATTTTTCTGTTTCTATATTTGCTGTAAAATTATAAGAAGAAGTTTCACTTAACTTATTCGCAATTTTTTCTTGAAGTATTGTGTATAAAGAACGTCCCTTAGTACTTACACCATCACTAAATGCTTCTTTTTTTCTAAACAAAATCGCGTCAGGTAAAATATTATATCCTCTAGAATCAGTATAGTCGCTAAAACTCTCTCGTAAAAGATGTTTTTCTATGTGTTTTAAATTGTTATGGTTTCTAAAATATGGAGGAATAGACAAAACATAATTAGCGAAATTTCTGTCTAAAAATGGTGTGCGTGGTTCAAGTCCATTCGAAGAAATTGACTTATCTGAACGCAGTACATCAAATAGATAAATATCTTTTAATAGTCGTCTCGTTTCACGATCAAATTCAATATCATCAGGACATTTATTCATATATAAATATCCGCCAAACAATTCATCAGAACCATCACCATTAAAAATTACTTTCGCTTGTGAATGTTTAGCGATGTATTTTCCTAGCAAATAGTTACCAATGCTTGCTCTAACTGTCGTCGTATCATAACTTTCTATAGCTTTTATAACTTCAGGTATAGCATTAAACATATCGTCTTCTGTAACAATAACTTCTGTATGATAAGAATTTATCCATTTAGACATAATTCTCGCATATTTAAGATCTTCAGAGTTTTCTAAGCCAATACTATAAGTTTCAAGAACCTTGTTATCCATATTAACGCGATAAAAATCCGCTACTAGTGCGGCTATTAGACTACTATCTAAGCCTCCAGATAACAAACAAGCTATAGGTCTTTCTGTAGTGATACATCTTTTATTTACAGCACATATTAGATACTGTGATACTCCCGCATAAAATTCATCAAATAACATTACAATACTGTTAAAAGAAACCCTGTTATAAGGAAATGATGGAGTAAAATAAGTAATATTTTCATTGTGAGGTTCCCAAGTTGAATTTACTACATTTGATAAACAGAAAACACTATAGGTTCCTGGTTTAAACTGTTCTACAGTGTATTGAGGAATATTTAAATTATAAAATTTTTCTAAGCACTTCAATTCGGAAGCAAAACCATACATATTATAATTTTTAATGTAATTATGTTTCAAATAATATAAGGGTCTTACTCCAAAAGGGTCCCTCGCGACATACACATTATTAGTTATATTTTCCTGTATGCGATTATCATATAACACAAACGAGAATACACCATCTAACATAATAAGAGTTTGTTCGATACCATATTTTAAATATAAATGAATAATAACTTCACAATCTGAACCCGTTTCAGGTTCTACATCCATATATTTATACAATTGTTTATAATTATAAATTTCTCCATTACAAATTAATATGACATCATTAATAACTAACGGCTGATTGGATTCTTCATTTAGTCCATTAATAGCCAACCTATGAAATCCTAGTGTCATTTTTATATACTTTGTTTCTAATTTAGAAAATTCTGGTCCTCTTTCTTTGCCCTTCATAAATTCATTATAAATTATATCATTATTTGGCAAATTGTTGCTAAAAATATGACTGTTTAGGAGAGCAAAAATACCACACATATTTATATTTATTATAATTACATAAAAATCTTTATGCTCTTTAATTATAATATATATTTTTATAGTATAATATTTTAATAGTATAAATATATATAATGTCAAACGGATATTGTAAAAATGAGATAAGTAATTCAAAAATACACGAAGAAACAAATAAAAGAATATATGACAGAAATATTCCATCAAAAATGTTACAACCTTATTTAGATGTAAGGCCGGTAATGACAAAATATTCATATTTTCCTATTGTAGATCCTAGAAAACAAATAAATTACAATTTGAAAAAACAACCAACATATAACGTGCATAATACTTTTAATCCAGGAAATACTCAGTCTCCTTGGTCTGGATTTGCTTCAAATATAAATACCGAATCAGAGTTAAGAAACCAAATATATGCTCTTCAAAAATGTAGCCAATCTGTGTATGTACCAAATAGTAGTAGTGACTTATATGAATATGGATTTCGCACGAGGGTGCAACCAAATCCACACGACCTGTTATTTCAAAATGAAACATTTCCAAGTTTCGATCCTAATCCTAATAAAGAAATAATAGGAACAAATATATTTATGAATTCAACTAGACTCCAATTAAAGGATATGACGAGACAAGATTGTTGAAAGTTAAATAAGTCAAAATGGGTTCGCTAACTTTAGAAAAATGCATAAAAAAAAACATCATACAAAAAAAAGAAAAATATCTATAATTTATATGAAGACGGTAACTAAAAAAAAGAGAATGACAAAATCATACAATTTAAATAAATACCGCATCTCAAACACAAATAAAAAATACAATAAAAAAGGAGGTATATTCAACAACAGTAACAATGATAATAAAAAGACAAAAAAAGTAAATTGTAGTCCAAAACCAAGTGATGAAAAAAATAATTATAGTTGTTACACGAATAAATCGTTAATTAAATTAAGAGATATGTGGAATGCTAGACACCCAGATTCAAAAATAAACGTAAGTTCTCCAAAAGAAATACATCGTATTTTAAGTGAAAAGTTAATAGGCTCGTGTAATAAAGAATCGTGTTGGTTAAAACAAAAAGCTGATTTTGGTAACGTAAGTAATGAACTCGTAGAATCATTCGCACCCTTATCGCCTCAAGAATGGAAAAAAAACCCAAATGAATGGCTATCAAGTGAAGATATAATAAAAGTAATGAAACAATACGAAAAAGCATATAAATGTTTTGACTTTATAGGTCCAACTCCTATAGATTTTGACAAAAGAAAGTTATATGGTGAATGTGTTTGGGATGAATTATGTAATTTTGATTTAAAACAACAAATACGGGATGGAAAAACAAAAATAGGAATAATATTTAATACCGATACTCACGACAAACCAGGACAACACTGGATATCTATGTTTATTAACATAAAAAAGAAAAATATATTCTTTTTTGATAGCACAGGAGAAAAACAACCAAAAGAAATTACAACTTTTGTAAAAAGGATAACACAACAGGGATTAAATTTAAAGCCAAAAATAAATTTTAAATATGACAGTAACGAAGGTATAGAACACCAATATGGTAATACTGAGTGTGGCGTGTATTCATTATATTTTATAGTTCATATGTTAGAAGACAAAACAACAGAACACTACTTAAAAACACATATATTAAAAGATGAGTATATAAATAAATTCAGACATATATATTTTAATGAGTCACTATAACAACCACTAAAAAAT